GCTATTCTGGTGGCGTGCGGCCCGGCTTTGCTGTCTAATCCCCCGCAGGATTATCCCGGCCCCATCCCGCCCCCCGCAAGGGGGCGGAACAGCCGGGGTGAAGGGAATAAAACAATTCGGGCGCGTAAGCGCCCGACGCGATTTTTGAAAAATGACCTTCAAAATGCTATCACTTGCCTGTCTTTAGACTGCATACAAAGGCCAACCAAAACCATACAATAATCTTTAGAGATCATTGGAGGTTTTAAGATGGCAACCAGTAAGCGAGTTTTTACCTTACGGCTTTCGGATGAAGTCTTTGATAAGATCGGGACACTTGCAACCCGTGACCATCGTTCTATTACAAATTACATTGAATATGTGCTTTTGAAGCACTTGGAAGATGTTGAACGGGAGCAAGGGCCAATTCAAGTGAACGATGCACCTAAAGAGGTGTAACCATGTCGGTACTGAAGCAGAAACGAACAACCAGCAAGGCGGAGTTCATCAACACCGCCAATCAAATCTATGTCGAAACCATCAATTTTCTGACCCGCCTTTCTGCCCGGTACTCCCGGCTTGTTGCGGAACCCATTGCAAAGCTGGCCGGTGAAGTGATCGACCATGCGGAGAAAGGTAACAGCATTTTTCCTTCTGATCCACAGCGCATAGAACTTCGGAAAGCCCACCTTCTTGAAGCAAGGGCTTCCCTGATGGCGCTTGATGTTCGGTTGACCCATGTGTATCTGATTTTGAACCAAAATCCTGAAGGGGCTTTCACCAATTCTAAAGGGAACCCGGTGAAAGGAAAGGACGCAACAGAAAAATTAGATAAGATGGCACAAAGCCTTGGTGAGTTAATCGACAAAGAAAATGAACTTCTGAAAGGGGCTATCAAGAATGTAAGCGGAAAATTGAAAACTTAACTTCAAAAAAAAATTAGGTGTACCTTTGTTAATTCGTCCTTCGGCGGTGTGGTGGTGGTTGCGCTCCCCTCATTACAACAGCAGCCATTACTTCCTCATTGTCCTTACGGACGGCGGCTACAACAACAATAACGCCAACAATTCTGGTGGCGTGCGGCCCGGATTTTGCGATTGCGAGGTCAAATGGAGTAACAGAAACCCGGCTTTTGGATTTCAGGTGAAAGACGACCTTCGCAAAAGGAAAGGTACTTCCTTGGGTAGCCAATCCCTAAAACTGCCCTTTGATGCCCTTACACGGACGCTTCTTGCATGGTGGGTGATTGTGCCTTAACCCATTTCATGTGCAAGGGCAAAGCAAGTTAGACGGCACCCAACAAGATATTTGTACGGAGGGCGAATACTTTTTTGTATGACAAGCCAAGAACGGCATGAAGCGAGATACCAGCGCCGCAAAACCAAGCGGCAAGAAAGAAAACAGGCCCGGTGTGATGCACTTGGGCCAATGAACAAGGTGTTCAGTTATCGCAAAATGTTCTTCTATGGCCGGAAATGCTGTAACGGGGTACGGTGGAAGCAAAGTGTTCAGAACTTTGAAATGCACCTGTTTTCCGGGACAGCAAGACGGCGGAAGAAGGTTTTGGATCAGGCGTGGAAGCCTATGAAATGCACCCACTTCACTTTAAGAGAGCGTGGGAAGGTGCGTCCCATAGATGCGCCCCACATTACTGACCGGCAAATCCACAAAGCCCTGTGCAATGAAGTTCTGATCCCCCTCTACAACCCCGGAATGATCTATGACAACGGGGCAAGTCAGCGGAACAAGGGCCTTCACTGGCACTTCCGCCGCCTAAAGGAACAACTTCATTGGCATTTCCGGCGCTATGGCCGGGAAGGGGCGGTTCTGCTGTTGGATTTGAAGGGATTCTTCCCCAATGCGCCCCATGCGCTTCTGTATCAGCGGCACCAAGAATTGATCTTAAACCCTGACCTTCGGGCGCTTGCTGATATGGTGATCCAAACTTCCCCTTGCCCGACACCGGGCCGGGGCTTGCCTTTGGGTGTGGAGCCGTCACAACAGGAAATGGTTGCGTTGCCAAGCGCCGTGGATAACTGGATCAAATGTCAAGCAGGGGTTCACTGTTTCGGGCATTACATGGATGATTACTATGTGATTTTGCCCGATGTGGAAGCCCTGAAGAAACTTGGGCATGAAATTGTTCGGCGGTTTGAAGCCCTTGGAATTCGAGTGAACAAGCGGAAATGTAAGATCATCCCCCTGACAAAGCCTTTCCGGTTCTGCAAGGCAAGATTCACATTGACAGAAACCGGGAAAATCAAGGTGAATGGAAGCCGGGATGGTGTGAAACGGGCAAGAAGAAAACTGAAGCTGTTTCACCGGGAGTTCATAGAAGGAAAACGGGAATTCACCGATATTGAACAGTATATGGAATGCCAAAGCGCCTACTACCGGAACTTCAATGACCACGGAAGGTTATTGCGGTTGCGGCGGATTTATCATGCTATCTTTTTCGGAGGTGCGAAATGTTTAGAATTATCAAAGACGGGGCCAACATTGGCTTGACGGAAAATTTGAACTACATTAAGCAGGCCGAAAATGGTTGCTATGTCCTTTGCCCGGAGCAAAATGCTTCGGGCATTGTTTTTGAAGGGACACCGTACCATTTGCTTGGCCGGGATGAAATGGAGGGCTTGGAAACCGTCAGTTTGGAAGTAACCGATGCAGGGGCAGAAATCAGCAAAGCCAATACCACCAACGGCATTGTGTTTGTGACGATGGCGGAAGCCGGAAGCATTGACCCGGTGACGGCGGCGGAACACGCTGATCTGTTCGCTGAATGGGCCTATCCTATCGCCTACACGGTGGGGCAAATCCGGCGCTATAATGGAACCCTTTACAAGTGTGTTCAGGCCCATACTTCCCAAGCCGATTGGACACCCCCCGCCGCCCCCAGCCTGTGGAGCCTGACCGCTGATCCTACCGAGGAATGGCCGGAATGGATTCAGCCCATTGGGGCGCATGATGCCTACCCCTTGGGGGCTAAAGTCAGCCATAATGAAAAGCACTGGACTTCCACCGTGGCAAACAATGTATGGGAACCCGGTGTGTATGGTTGGGAGGAAGTAACCGATGAAGCATAAAACCTATATTGCCCGGAAAAGGGCAAGGTTCAAAGCCGGTTGCGGTGAAAATGTCAATATTCCTTATGGAACCGCCTTGACTACTCAGGGCGGTTTTCTTGTGTGGAAAAACAAGCTGATGTGTGCGGACACCAGCCAAATTGCCTATGACTACTTCAGCCACAATGATGATGGCCGGGGCAAAGAGCGTGGGGAACTGGTTTCCGCTATCCTGTTGAGGTTGGAGAAGAACCCCAATAAGCCTGATCCGGCCTATCAGGAACGGTGGAACCGGATTTGGAATGATCCCTTCTGTCAGCGGTTCAAAAGGCCGGAACATGAAGATCACTGGATTTGGAACTATGACTTCTACAACGCCCAAGTGGAAGATTTGCAGTATATCTTCCGCCTGATCAGCGCCTGAAAGCGGGAAGGGGTGGTTTAATGACGGTTTATCAATGGTTGTGCCTGATCGGGGTTCCGGCCCTGATTGCGGGAGTATTCAAATACCTTCACGGGCTGATCAAGCGCAACATGGAGGATTCCAAAGCCCTGAAAGCTGGAATTCAGGCGCTTTTGAGAAGTCAAATGATCAGTGATTTCAATAAGTACACTGAAAAGGGCTTCGCCCCAATCTATGCGAGGGAAAGTTTTGAAAACTGCTGGAAGCAATATCATTCGTTGGGGGTGAATGGGGTAATGGACGATCTTCACAAGAAATTCTTGGAGTTGCCCACGGAAGCCCCGGATGAATGAGCCGTGTAAAGAAGAAACCGAAAAAGGAATTTTCCAAAATCATTTTGGGTTGTGTGGGGACCGTCACGCTGGTTGTGACGGCCTTCACTCTTGCTATCGTTTGGAAAACGGGGGACACTTCACCCCTTGCGTATCTGATCCCGGCCATATTCGCTGAATTGGCAACAGCAACCGGTTTTTACTATTCCAAGGCCAAGGCTGAAAACCGGATCAAGTTGCGGAAACAGTATGGCCCGGAAATTTACAACGATACCAAGGAACTGTGACCCCCGGCCAAAAATACAAAATCAGAAAGGAAGAAAAACATGAACGCTGAACAGATTGTTTCCCTGATCGTTGCCATTCTTGCTGGTCTGTCCACCTGTATTCCCTTGGCCTATAAGCTGGTGCAGTATGTCCAGAAAGCCACGCAGGAAAAGAATTGGGCCGCTTTGTTGGGCTTGGTGATCAAGCTGATGGAGGAAGCGGAACAGAAGTTTGAAGATGGCGCAACCCGCAAGGAATGGGTAATGGCTATGGTTCAGACTTCCGCCGAGTATATCAATTATCCCGTGGACACTGAAGCCCTTGGTGACCTGATTGATTCCTTGTGTGACATGACCAAGATTGTAACTATGAGGAAATCCCCGCCCTTGAACCCGTGAAGGAGGAAACCGAAAATGAGCAACAGTAACCTTGTCACCGTCACCCAAATTTCCCCGAACAAGAACAGCCCCCGGAACCATGCCATTGACCGGATCACCATTCACTGTTTCGTTGGTCAGGTTACGGCAAAGCGGGGTTGTGAAGTGTTCCAGCCTACCAGCAAGCAAGCGTCTTGCAACTATGTTGTGGGCTATGATGGTTCCATTGGCCTGTGTGTGGAAGAAAAGGATCGTTCTTGGTGCAGTTCCAACAGCGCCAATGACCATAGGGCCGTGACTATCGAAACGGCAAGTGAAACCGTGGCCCCCTACAAGGTGACGGATAAGGCATACAACGCCCTTCTTGATCTTGTCACCGATATTTGCAAGCGCAACGGGAAAACTAAAATCCTGTGGTTCGGGGATAAGAACAAAACCCTTGCTTACACCCCCAAGGCAAATGAAATGGTTATGACGGTTCACCGGTGGTTTGCAAACAAGTCTTGCCCCGGTGATTATCTTTATAACCTTCATGACGAGATCGCCGCAGAGGTCAACAGGCGGCTTTCTGGCGGCACTTCTGGCGGGGGTGGGGGAACTACTACCCCCAGCACCGGAAACGCCACCACGGGCGGCGCAGGGGCCACGGTGGAGCCGTACTTGGTGCGGGTGACAATTTCTGATCTGTATATCAGGAAAGGCCCCGGCACCAACTATGGGAAGAATGGCTTCATTGCGCCCGGTGTTTATACCATTGTGGCGGAAAGCACCGGCACCGGCGCTACCAAGTGGGGCAAGCTGAAAAGCGGGGCCGGTTGGATTTCCCTTGACTACGCAAAACCGGTGTGATACCGTGTTATTAGTTTGTTACTACCGCCCCCGATTTACCCCACTTTCAACGGGCTGAAATGTTCAGTATTTGGGCGCTTCGGAGCGTTGCAGAGCATACTAATTCATGGTATAATAAGTACGGGTGATGAACGTGCTTACGAAAAATATAGAGAACAGAAACCAAGTTGAATTTGTAAGTCT